CTTGTTCAAGGCCTCGCCGCATAGCAGAGTTGTAATCGCCTACCCCAGACAGAGAGGCCTGTACCGCGTCAGAAACGACCTCTTTGTACATTGCAGATACGTTCGTCGTATTCGCGAAATTCCTCATGGATTGCGTGGTTACGCGAGACAATGCTTCGAGTGTCGACTGCATCTGCTTGTTTTGTGCAAGGGGCTCAAGCGCAACACCTTTTGAGAGCGCCGTCAGCTCTTGGTCTGTGTAAGTTTCCTTGAGCGCCTGTTTGTAAAGCTTATTGATTTCTACAAGGTTCTTCTCGGTGGCCTTTTGCAGTTCGGCATTGATCTTCTCAATGTTCGTGCCTGCCTTCCGGATCTGGATCAACTTATGTACCGACGTCGGTGATAACTTGCCGATCTCATTGATCTGCTCACCTACCTTTTTCAAATAAAAGGTATTAACGGCATCGATCCGGCTTTCGATCCTCAGGAGTGCTGCCTCAAGCTCCTTTTCCGATAGCATTACACTTCACCCATCAGTTGCCTTGCCGTCGGCGTTGAGGCTTTTACCTCGTCGATCTCAGCCTGCGCATCTTCGATACTATCCCCCGTCACCCATGACGCCAATCGTGCGCCCTTTATCAAACCACGGCTTTCAATCTCTGAAAGCTGGTTGAAGGTCTCGGAAGAACTTTCAAGCATTGACATATCCCAATCAAAGGAGATTTCATACTGGCCCCTTGCCCCTGCAGGTGTCGCGCCAAATGCTTCAGCCAGAACATCATAGGCATAGGCGAGTTGTCGGAAAGCCCCCTCAAGCGCTGTACGGATATCGTCGACCATGCAGAAGGTGTCATAGTTTGCCGCCTTGATTTCGGTCGCAGTTGCTGCCGTTGTGGCCTGCTCCGTGAGAATGCCGCGGGAAGTGCCGACGCTCTGCTCGAGCTGGGCACATAGGATATCGTATCGGTTCTTATACGAACTGTCGCGGAAGGCGGGGTCGAACACTTCCCAAAAAGACTGCCCCTTAGGATTAAGGGCACCAGTACCTGTAAACTTCTTGAACAGGCCATTATCGGGCAGCTTGTTATTCTTGCCGAAAAGCATCTCGTCCGCCCCAACAAACGCCCGCTTCAATTCAAACTCTTTTGCGAAGTCTTCAAGGCAGGTGTACAGGCTCTCAATCACCGCCTCGCTGCCGTAAGTTATCGGGACACCGTATATGTCTTTATCCTTGCGGTTGTCTATCGGGGACTTGAGATAAGCCAGGAGCAAGTGCTCAACGCCCTGTATCGTTATTTCTTCGGTGATGTTCGCCCATGAAGGAACCGTTGCAAGCTCTACTGCGGCGCCGCTGTTGTTGGTTGCTCGCGTCTTAATTATGTGCGACCCATTCTCAAGTGTGTAATCTGTCCAGCGGTAATAAACTATACTGTCCACCGTCACCGAATCGGCCAGGAGTGTAACACTCGTTAGCTCATCACCATCCATAGCGGCGATCATCATTCGGCTTTGGTCCACAATATCAAAATAGGGCTTACCATTGCTGATATAAGGGACGATGACCTTACCGCCTTTGCCAAGGGCTTGCTCTGTTATCTTCTTCCCTTTGGCCCAAGCCTTCTGAATCGCCGTGTTGACAAATTCAGATCTGGCATTTGCTCCTCCGCCCGGGGCCGCGATCGTTATCGTGCTGTCGGCGCAAGCCTTATTTGCGAGACGGTGGGCAAAAATTGCCCCGAAGTTTATCTTTCGGATATCCTCATACCGTTCGGCAAAGTCCGTATTTTGAGAGCCGTTGGCCGTCATTGGCTTTTTCCCAAACAGCCGCTTAACCCATTCTATAAATCTATCCAGCAATCACATCAGCTCCTTAGCAATTGTCTTATGTGCGGGGTGTAGCCATATTCCCAGGCATCCAGAATATCAATATCGCTCGTGCCATCATCGAGACGCACGTCGTCGTGCTTATCAGGATTCCAGACCGCCGACCGTAGTCCTGCTGCAAGATCCTCGCACTCATCACGCACAAGCTTTATTCTATCGGATGAAAATAAAATATCGGCGCAGCGTATGCGGTCGATGATTTCACCCTTGATGCTACCGCGTATCCGGTAGGGTGTTTTCGCGTCTAGTTCGTTCAAGATTGCGGCTTCTGCACAGTCCGGCCAGCATGTATCAACAAAGCCGTATTCTTTTATCACTGCATCGACAAACTTAGAAAACTCACTCGTGAACTGAGTAACCGAGACGCCATCTGCTTTTATAGACTTGGCTTTGAGTACGTATAGTGTCTGAAAATTTTCATCAAAACCATTTGCGACAAAGGCGTGATTAGACTTAGTGCCACCAATATCTGCACCGACTTCGATATACTTGAGCTTTGGGACATTCTTGCTGTCAATCATGTAGGTCTCTTCATCGTCCACGAAGAGACGGTAGATCAGCCCCTCAGCAACAGCCCAGAGCCCCAGAATATATCGTTTATAAAATACGCCGGAATACATAGAACGATAACGAGCCTTTATTTTATCAGACAGGCTCAGGTTATCGTCCATGGTAAAATGCAAATATAGCAGCCGCTTTTCTTCCGCTTTGTCTATCCAGTTGACTTTGAACCAGTGTTGCGGTCCTTCCGGGTTACAGTTAAACCAGAACTTCGAACCCTCAATCGAACAACGGCCAGTCGCCTGATTCACAAAGCTCTCGGGCATCAGAGCAACTTCATCGAAGAGGATCCCTGCAAGGGTTATACCCTGTATGAGGTCTTGGGAGCGTTCGTCCTTTCCGCCGAATATGTAAAAGTAGTTTGTAACGCTACCTTTTGAAACAATTACTAAGTTGTCCGTCCGATGATCTACAACGCTGTACCCCCTTGACTTAAGCATCAGCTTAAGCCAAAAGAGCACATTCCGGCGAAAGGATCCAATTGTCTTCCCGCACATGCCTAGATTCTGATTTTCAAAGGTCTCCATTGCCCAAATAGCGAAAGATAATGACATAGAAAGCGTCTTGCCGGACCTGATCGCGCCGTCGGCGACTATTCCGTCCATGTCCCCCACAGGAGATTTCGGCATCCACCAAGTCAGGACCTTGAGCTGCTTCTGCGAAAAAGGTTGAAACTTAAATACAGCCGGCTTCACTCTTGCCATACTTCATCGACCTTCCCCTCCAAGGCATCAATAAAGCCGTCGCTCTCAGTGTCGCCGGAATCACCGTTCTGCGCCTTTGCTTTGAGGACAGCAATGCGCGCCTTCTGTTCATCGGTGTATATGCCTGCCATTTCGAGCAAGGCCTTGCCGTGCTGATAGCTGCCGCGCTGGGCTTCACGAACAAACGCATTCAAAACCGGGGCGATTGATTGCTTAACAATGTCCATTGACATCCGCTGGTAAAGCTCCACAAAGCCAAGCTTTTTGAAGGCTTCATAGTAGACCGGCCTCGTGCATTTTGCGAGTTTACAAATGTCTGTGATCGACTTCATCCTGTTTTCGGGGTTCATCAGCACTTCGAGAATGTTTTTTTCTTTCTCTGTCGGCTCGTATTCCGTAAAGTTCTGTATAGCCTCCATGCATTATTCACCTGCCAATATATCCGGCAGTTCTTTCCCGTAGGCGCTCCAATCTAAGCCGTATTTTGTGAGTATGTCCTGGAAGTCCTCGATATCGTGAGGACGGACTTTTAATCCTTTCTGTCCGATCATAACGTGCTTCAGCTCATGCAGCATTAGGAGCTTCTTTTGGTTCTCGTTAAGTAAGCCGGCGTTGTGGTCGTAGAACGTAATTATAAAATCAAACGGAAGATATGCCTTTACAGGGTCATTAAGCTTGCGGCAATCGGCATACACGGTTTTGTCACCGCCTTTTTTCTCGTAGCTGATAACGTACCCGATCTTAATGCCATATTCGGAAATGAAGTGAAATTCCGGAAAGCGCCGGATCAGTTTATCGGCAAGGGCACGGAGTTCCCTGCTTGGTCGTGCGTCGCAGAGCAGCGACTTAGATAAATGCCTCAGGTATGTCCGCTTGTCTTCATCCTTTTGAATCCGACAATATTGGGCTAGCGTTACAATGGCATTGCAGGTAATTTCGCAATTAGTCTGGTGCAAGCAGCCGTTGCATATTTCGTTTGTAAACAATGCTTACACCTCCATATAGTTTGACGGCAGCCAAAAAGGCGTAACTGGTTACCGCCCATAATTACGCCACTCGCTTCGCCGTGTCCCCGGTCATATCTTCCCATCGCTGGATTATCACATCACAGTATTCCGGCTCATACTCCATCATGTAGCAAGTGCGGCCGGTGTTTTCACAGGCAACAAGCGTGCTGCCGGATCCACCGAAGCCGTCAAAGACATTGCCGCCCTCCGTGCTTGAAACGAGTATTTTGTTCTCAAGCAGTTTAAGCGGCTTCATAGTAGGATGAAGATCACCAACGCCCCGTTTGCCCTCTTCCTTAGCCGATATGTAATACCTGCTATAAAGCGTCATCGGCTTCAGCCCTTTGTTCCATATCTTTCTGCCCGGCTTAGAAAAAAACATAAGATATTCAAGATCAGGCAGGAAGGTGCTGTTGACAAAAGGCGTTGGGTTCGTCTTGCACCAGACCAGAATGTTGCTGTTGTAGTCTTTGAAGATATTCAGATAATCACGCACAAGGGTTTTCGATGTGAAGATATACAACGAAGGTATATCCAGCTCCCGATAGAAAGAGATCTTGTGCGCATCGAAATCGATCATGCTTGCAAGTCTCTTTCGTACGTTCCTCGTCTCTTTTTCAAAGCACCCTCCGCCCGAATATTCCATATTGTACGGAGGGTCCGTCATGACCATCTGTATGTGCTCACCGTCCGTGAGCATCTGGATGTTGCTGATATCTGTGCTGTCGCCGCACATAAGCCTGTGTTTTCCGAGTTCCCAAATCTCGTTTTGCTGGACTATGTTACTCAAATTGCTTGCCTCGCTAGGTAGCAGATAAATAGATAAGACGCCTCACGGTATCCCGTTGGCGTCTTTTCCTATTTCCAGTATATATCATAACATAAGATTTGGGAAAAATCCTGCCATCTTTTTGCCATGCTTCCTAGTAGTCCACAAGACCATATTCACGAATCGTAAATTCATACAGAGCCTCATCTTTGACTCTGTATATCTGGCGTTCTTCATAGCCCAGCTCGTCTTTAAGCCTTTCGACATTTCCTTTTGCCGGTGCAATATAAAACAGCTCCAGTACCCTGCGTTCCCGCCGATCTAG